ATGATATCACCGATGGACTTGAACATATTATCAAATACTGCGACAAATACGCTGCCAACGAATTCAGCCAAGGGCTTGAACACATTCTGCCATAGGAACTCAAACACCTTGATCAGCGCTTCAATTATCGGCTGGAATATCTTGCTGATAAAATTCCCGAAAGGCACAAATACCTTCTCCCAGAGGAATGTCAATACCGCAGATACCGCCTCGACTGCCGGTCCGAACATCTCAGACAATGCATTTCCCAAAGGTACAAGCACATTCTGCCAGAACGATGATGCTATATCTGCCACAGTTTGAAATGCCACACCAAGCACATCTATCAATATCATACCTATGGGTACAAGCACTGAGTTCCACAACCACAGCAGGAATTCGCCGATTGGCACAAGTACATTCTGCCAGAACCATGTAGCAGCTGTGCAAATGCCATTCCAAGCCGCCACAAATACTGTGCTGATGAATTGCCCGAAAGGCACCAGTACATTCTGCCACAGATATACTGCGGCATCTGCAATTTTTCGTAGGATGCCATCTACTACTCCACGAAAACTCTCGTTTGTCGTGTAGAAGTATATAAACCCACCAACGAGCAATGCAATAGCGGCAATTATCAACCCAATGGGTGATGTTAAAGCGCCAAATGCTGCGCTCAGGCCTGATATTGCCGTTTTAACTGTTGTTGCTATTGTGGACACAGTCTTGATTGCTTTAAATGCCAGTATGCCTGATAGTATACCTCCAAGCCCGGCGATTACAATATCCTTGTTCTGTGACATCCAATCACCAAGGGTTCTAAGCGCATCACTTACTAAACTCATTGAGTCAACAAAAGTCTGACCTGTCCAACTTGCCAAAGGCTGTAAAAAATTCTCCCATAACCACTGACCAAGAGACTTGAATGCTTCCAGGATGGGATTCATAAACACCAGCGCACTAGCAAGAAGGTTGAAGAATGCTGGCACAGCTTCGCTTATGGCCCATGTACCAAACGGTACCAAAACATTATCATAAAACCATTTAAGTCCTTCGCCAATATTTTTTATCACAGGCTCTGCTGCTGTTTTCACCTTATTGAAGCCCTCTATCGCAGGATCAAACAGAACAGCGAGCTTTTCAAGTGTCTCCTGCAATTCGGACACAGTTTCGGAGCTTCCGGTATCCTCCATTTCCATAGGAGCCGTCTGAGAGCCTGCCCCCGGTATGGCAAACATATCCCCGGCAGCGCTATCGTTCATATCCTCCTGGAGCTGGTGCACCTCATCGAACGCTTGTACGTTTTTCTGCGCCTTTTTTGCGGCTTCTTCTGTAGCTTCTCCAACGTCGGCCATAGCCGCAGCCTGGCCTTTTGTACTCTCCACAAGTCCATCCGTGGTCTGTTTCGCCTTTTTGCCCATAACAGCATTAAGCATGCTGTAAAACTGCGACAAGAAGTCGCGGACTTTTATAAGCATGGCATTTAGTCCACCAAACAGGTTTTGCGTCAGAGTACCAACGGTCATTCTCCAGATGTCTTTGATTGAGGATGTTACGCCCTGCCAGGTGTTTTCCATTGACGCCATCATGCCGCCGAAGCGTTTTGTCATACCCGCTGTTAGCATCTCAACGGCCTTTGCTCCGGGTATTAGTCCTTTAGATACCATCTTCTGGAGCTCGGGCACGGTCGCCCCCATCGCTTCAGCAAGCATATGCCATGCCGGGATTCCAGCCTCGGTGAGCTGTCTCATTTCTTCGCCGGACAGTTTACCCTTTGCATAGATCTGGCCCAAGGCAAGCGTGACCCTATCTATACCTTCACCGCCCATGCCGAGGGCTGCCGTTGCGTCACCGACAGCCCGCAATGTAGGCAGAACATTTTCCGCCGCGAATCCGTAGGCCAGCATTTTCTTGGCTGCGTCAAGCAGTTCTGGATATTCAAACGGTGTTTTCGCCGCAAAATCGGCCATGTCATCGAGGAACTTCTGTGCTTTTTCTGCGCTGCCAAGCATGGTTGCGAAACCAATCTGTGCAGTTTGGAGCATGGAATTATATTCTATTGCAGTCTTTGCAACAGTTTTTACAAGTTTGCCTACCGCCAGACTGCCAAGAGCCGCGCCAACGCCCTTCATTATGCCGTTTATTTTACTCTGAAAGCTTTGTAATTGAGTTTGCGTTTTTGTTATTTCTTTTGTTATTCCAGAAAAGTCAGCGCCTCCGCGTTCGTACTATGAAGTTTGATTTACTCATAGTATGGCACCACCTCCTTAAAACAAAAAGACCTGCTAATTAGCAAGTCTTTTTATTTCCTATAAAATTTTGATAATCTTCTTCATAACCTACAAACTGAAATATATTTTTATATTTATCTGTAATACCTTTATAGAACCAATAACGTGTTATATATTCACCTTTACTTTTAAAATAATCAATGGCTTCTTGCGCATAATCAAATTCAAATTTTCTGCCCTTGTATATAACAACTGTTTTTCTTGCCCTACCGTTTAATTTACCTGGTCTCGCCACTTTTCTTTTCCATTTTTCGTAGGCTTCCTCTGTCATAAAATCTTTAATATTTTTCCCATACATAGGGTTATTTCCCCCTAAAGACGCTCGCCTTAATTTTTCTAATGTTTCAGGCTTTAACTTGTCTTTAGTCATTCCGTACATTGGATTATTTTTACCTCTCAAAGCTTTGCTCAATTTTGCATTTCTTATTGCCATTTGTTCAGGTGTGTAATTTGCTAAAGGATTAATGCCTTTTTTAGCTTGACTTAAATGCATGCAATGTTCTTTTGTTCTTTTAGTTAATCTTACACCCTTACCACCCAAAGATATATTGTATCCTTTTTCCTTGTTGCAAGTGTCATATTCTTTTATATATTTCATTTCTAATTGCTCTAAAGTTTCAATATCTTTGACATTCTTTTCAAGCAATGTTATTACAAAATTTTCTTGTCCATACTTAGCGACCGCCTTTCTTAAATGTGGATTATGGTGAGACCTTATCCCATGTGGATACCTTTCTGCGAACGAATTAATTGTAATGCCTATGTATTTCTTGTGATTGACTTTATTTTCAATCATATATACAACCATTTTGTTTTCTTTTAACTCTTTTCTGTAGTTCATACATAATTCCTCCCATACTTACATTATACTATAAGTTGCTATAAGTTGCAAGTATTTTATATGCATGATATAATGAGTATGGAGGTGATTACATGAATGATTTAATCAATAGAGTAAGAATAGGCAATGCCGTTAATAAAAAACTGTTTGAGCAATTAAAACGGCTATCACAAGAAACAATGATACCTATGTCTAAGTTGCTAGACAGAGGCATCGAATTAGTGTTAAAGGAATATGAAAAGCCTGCCTCTAAATAGCGGGTTTTTCTTCCTTCCAGTCACGCTTTTTCACCTCCCCGCCAAATAGTGCATTGAGAACCTTGACCTGTTCCAGCATTTGTTCATCGGTCATTTCCCGTTTTTCTTTGCCTATCATGCTCAGTATCTCTTTCAGTGGCCGCGGCCGATTGTGTTTGCCAAGCCACTGTATTGTCCACAGAGAATTGAGATATGCAATCGTGATCTGATCTTTGAGGTTTTCAATTCTATTTTCCTTAAACGCCCTGATTTTGAGCGATAACTCATAGGGCGTCATTTCCCAAAACTCAATTGCAGATATGCCAATGAGGGTGGCGCTTTCCAGGGCTCCCTCGATGGTAAACTCCTGTCCGCCACCCTCTACTTGTTTTTTCCCTTCTTATCAGCCCCAAATGTGGCCTCGAATGCCTTTCCCATTGCCTCGAACACTGTCTGAATATCTGAATACTCATCAACGAGGTCCATTACCTTTTCCGGTGTCAAATCCGGATCCTCATGGGCCAGTCCAGCCCATATCATTATAGCTGCATCTTCCATTGTTAGATTGTTCATGTCAATTTTTGCAACCGGTTTCCCGAGTTTTTTCTCGACCAGCGACAGGGCTTTCATGCCATATCTGAGATTTCTGCTTTTGTCGAGCTGAATAGGATAGAAGCTCATAAATCACACCTCCATAAAGATAGGAAAAAGGCTAAGATTGCTCTTAGCCTTCAGTAAATGTCGGTTTGCCGGTGACTTTGACCGTGATAGAGAACGACAACGGATCTTCCAGGCTTGTATTCGTGCTGAAGCCAGTCACTATACCTTCAAACTCCCATTTTGCACCGTTCGGGAATGCGATCTCGCACTCCTGCTCTGCCCCGCCGACCAGCGCAATGATGGACGATTCGTTTGTGCCGTTATCACTCAGGTAACCTTCCGCTGATACTTCACCGCCATCAACAAGGCCGGCAATATACTCTCTATACCCATCAGTATCATCGAGAGTCGTTACGTCGATCGTATCTGCCGACAGCTCGACGCCGCTGATAGACGTCAGATTACCTACTGTGATATTTCCGATTTTCAGCGTTGTTCCCAGTGCTCTCTTTGCCACTCTAATCAACCTCCTCGAAGTAAATTGTGAAATCTATGATTCCACGGTTAACTTTGAGCTCGTGCTCATACTGTTCTGTAACATCATTGATGTCAATGTCCTCGATATGGTAGCTGCCGATTTGTGTCCCGGGAAGGGATATTAAAAAATCCTCGACCTTTTTAGCCACGGATTTCATCTCGGAATACTTTTGCGCCATGATGTTGAACATGAAGCTGAGGTATTCCTTGCCGGTAAACCCATCGAGCGTTTTTTCCTTTTCGGTCCGGATCCTCATATATACCAGGTACGGTCTGGTTGCATTTTCGGGCGCGTTGGTGGGATATATCTCGCCAACTAGTTCGGATATACTATTTTCCAACGCCGCTCTCAGTGCTGCTTCCATCATTTCCTTAACCCTGCCTTCCTGATTTCATCGTCGATTTTCTTTTTCATGGTATCTACAATGGTTTGCGCGACTTTCTGGGTATTTTCGTTGAGCGCATTGTGGATGAAATAGAAACCTGGGATATATCGCCCGTTTTTGGTGAAATAACCGTATTCCTGGCTGACAGGGTAATAACCGGTAACCTTACCCTTTTTGTTCTTTTTCTGAAAAATATCATTCTTTTCCCGGTCAAAAACCAGCCTGTATACCTTTTTGCCTTTTGTTCGGGATCTCTCGCCGATAAGGATTATGCCGCTTCGGAGTTCGCCTGTATCGACAGGTGCATTAGCCTTGGCTTGCTTGAGGACGATGTTCATACCCTTTTTGGCAGATGCAGTAACATGTTTCTGTGGTACTTTGCCGAGTTTTTTCATGCTCTTTTGGAGTTCCTTCATGCCTTCAACCTTTAATTTGACCTGCACCATGCCGCATCACTGCCTTTCCCTGCACATGAGCTGCAATTCCTGTCTGGCGAAGTTCGGGTGTATGATATAGAGGATCTCGAATTCGGTGTTGCCGACCTTGACTTTCATCGTCCTGTCGATGCCTTCCCGATACCTGATCCGTATTCTGGTTGTGACTTCCGCGTTTTCCCGCAACGCTGTGATAAACTCACGCCCACGCAAAGGCTCAACCGCCGCCCAGACGGTGCAGACCTCTTTCCAAGTGTCAACCGGCTCTCCGAACTCATTGCGTTCCTTCACCAACCGCAGGATCTTCACGCGCTTATTCAGCCTGTTCACCAGCATCGCCATCACCTGCTTCCTCTTCAGGCCGGTACTTAAGCTGTCCGAGTATCGTCTGAACCGTAAACCGGTATTTCTCGCTGATTTTGTCTGTCTGCGCCCGGTTCTCGTACCAGTCCGTGATCAGCACAAGGCATAGCAGCTTCGCTAGTCTGTTGGAATTGTCAAACTCTTTGCCGGTCGCGTTTTTGACATATTCCTCCGCGGCCGCTATGAGGGTATCGAGCAGTATATCATCCTCATTCCCGTCGATACGCAGATACAGTTTTGCTTCTTCAAGGGTTACAATCATATACATCACCCCTTTAAGGGAAAGGGAGAGGATAACCTCTCCCTTTATTTCTTCTTTTTCTTTTCAGGCTTCTTGCCTTCTTTTATTATCCTGGTAGGTGGTGGCTCGGGCGGATTCTTTTCTTCCGCAAAAGTTGGCTTTTCAGGCTGTTTTTCAACTACGGGCGTTTCCTTTTTGGGTTTCAACTCCAAAATTTCAACAAGCCCGGCCTTTGCCAGTTTCTCCGCTATTGGCTCCGGCGCATCAAAGACGTCACCTTTCGTCCTATTCCTGCAGGCCTTTTTGTCCAGGAAATGATACAGTGCTTTTACCTTCATAGGCCATCACCTTATATCTG